TCTGCTTCAACCTTGCTTAAAGATATCACATCTGCTTCAGATAATGAAACAGTATCAGTGGCAGCTAAAGAGTTTGAAAGTGCTGGTGTATCGGTAAATGCAAATGTATCTGAAGCTGTTTTACTAAAAGCAAACTGATGCTCTTCGCTTAAGGTAGCTATATTACCTTTATTAAGACCAGAATCTGTTTGTAAGGGGTCTGCAAAGGATGCTAAATCATCTAAAGTAAAAGAATCTGTAAAGGATCTATTGTAGCTAACAGTTCTTGCAAGGCTTTCTGTCATAGGAATACTATCTGATTTGCCTAAATTTGTTGATCTTGTAAGGTTCTCTGACATACTTACAGAGTCAAACTTTCCTAACCCAGTGCCTCTATTTGAGCTTTCAGACATGCCAAAAGAATCTGAAGCTGTTTTACCTACCCCTAAGGCATGTTGTTCTGATACGCTAAACTGGTCAGCTTTTGTTGTACTAAATGCTAACACTGGATCAGACAACAAGCTTACAGAGTCTGTTTTACCTAAACCAAAACTAAATGCAGTTATTTGCTCACCCATACCAAAAGCATCTGCAACGGTTTTACCAAAGCCTAAAGCAGCTTGCTCAGATAAGTTAATAATCTCTGCATTTGGATGCCCAGTAAGGAAATAAAGATTCTTAGTGTCTGAATCTATAAATATTTGTGCTTGTAAATTTACAAAGGTGGTTTCTAAGTTCAGACTTAAAAAGCTTACAAGGTCATCACGGATTGGTGCTATAACCTGATTTTGTACCTCAAGACCAACATCTGTGGTGCTAGTAACTAATGAAGGTGCTGAGTTTTGTGCTAGTTCAACTGATGCTGATACTTCTTGACTCTGTATAGATACTTGTAGATCTATAAATTCTACAACTAATCTTATAGCCATTAGTCAAAGTCATCTCTCACATTAAACTTAATTAAATCGTTTACTGTTTGTATATTGCCATCGGATTTGGTTATTTCTATTTCTCCCTCGTAAAACCCTGCCTCAGTAAAAGTTGAGCTTGTAAAAGCCATAGCACATTTACCAGCAGAAGCATCAGTGTTTGATGCCGTAATAGTTGCTAGGATAGCTGTGGTACCAATCTTTCTAATTCTTACTCTTGTTGTAGCTCCTGTTAAGTTGATAGGAGCAAAGGTTGTTGGGTCCTCTGGGTCTAAAGTTTTTCCTGATGCAGCAGTATTAGAGTCTCTGAGAGTAAAATTTAACTCTGGGTGCGTATCACCAACTACTACTTTAATTGTTGTTGAATATGCCATTATGCAAACTCCTGATATTTAATAGTTAAAGGAGCACCAACTAGACCATACTTAGTCTTTCTTACAGCTTGTGCTTCACCTTTATCATACATTCTTTTGTTTAGATCAGCTGCCTGGACATCACTCCAAGGGCTATCTTTCATCATTTGTAGTCTATATAAAGCACCATGCACTATAGTTTCTTGATACTCATTCACTATTATGTTGGGTATCGTTGTTGCTGTAGCTGTTGGCTTAAGACTATACAAAGCATAAAGAGAATAATTTTGGTTGGGTGTGGGTGCGATTAAAATCGTCTCTTGGTCTTTTTGTGAATAATATTTTGGCTTACCGCTACCATATAAATCAAATAAAGATGGCTTTCCTATCAATGATTTTGGCTCAAGCCTGGTCAAGTTTTTTTCTGACAACTGCACTGTGGACTCACCAACCTCACAAAAGAAGTCTAATATATGATTGAGCTCCGAACCAACTGGGATATCTAAGTCAGCTGACTCATACTCATTGATACCAGTTACTGTTTGAAATAAAGATAAATCAGCTAGATAAATGTCAGTGTTAATACAGAAATCAATGATGGTGTTGCGTAGCTCTTCAATAGCAATAAAAGATGGACAACTAGGTGCTTCTCTTTTAACCTTCGGTACTAATGATTCTATCTTTTTTGCTACTGCCATTATTCATTACTGTGCTGGTGTTGATGGTCTTGGGGTAGATCCAGCATCAACTTGATTTTTTACTCCTAGTGAGTTTTGAAATGATTGTAAATACATAGCAGATCTTTGCATATCGCCAGCATACTCAGTGTCTTTTTGATAAGCCCTATAAAGCATATAGTCTAAGATTGCATTAGCGTAGACATCATCTAGAGATATTACTGTGGTATCAGAGGTAAAATTACTGATAGTTATATTAGCAGGTGAAGAACTATAAACAATGCTTATAGTCGCACTAGACGATGTGGTGTGCGGATACACATAAAACACTTTAGGATCCATTGGGTCATAGACATAGTGTTCGACATTAGTTCCTGTAGTGCCATACCAGTCTTCTATCTGATCGTCTAACACTCTTCTTTCTATATTTGTTATAGGTTTGGTAGTAGGTGATGCGTTTTTATAAATAGATAAAAGTCGCAAAGCCGTTGCTGGTAAAGACTGTTTAGCACTATTGGCAGCAAGCGTAAGTGATTCATTAACTGGGTTGGCATCTGGTCTAAACAAGACTACCTCCCTTTGACCATCATTTAGATAGTCTAATAATGTCTGCTGCGACCACCTGACATTTGTTGTGTCTTGCAGTATCTCTTCAGCCCTGTTAATTAAATCAACTACTTTTACCGTTGCCATTTACAATCCTAGTTGTTCTTTCTGCTCTTTGCTTAAAGATTTTTTATCGTAAATAAAGTTCCAAAAGTCAGCTCTGTGCATAGGATTCCATTCAACGATTTTGCCATGCTCACTAACTGAATATAGTGGATCTTTGCTTGGTTTTTCTTCTACTACTTCCTCGACAGGTGCAGAGGAATCTAATGATGCAAGCTGTGCCTTAAGGTCTGCAAGCTTGTCTTTTGGGTTAAGAGCCACATTATGTTTCTCTTTTGCTAGTTGTACTATTTGATCTTTTGTCATTTGTTACTCCTTCAGGGTGTATGCTCTAAAGATATCACAATTATGTGATGATTGTGAACTAAAAAAAGGGGAGCCGAAGCTCCCCACAAAAGTCAATATTAAGCAAACTTCAGCTTAAATTCGCCTAAAGCTGTTGGAAGTACAACTTTGTACCCGTAGACAGCTAAACCTCTAACGCCATCACCGAATGAAGACTCAAGTCTTACTGATTCAGTGTTAGTCATTTGAGAAGCATAAGCAATAGCTTTTGGATGTCCATATAAACCTGATGTTACACCAGATGCTGTAGCTAGGTTATTGGAAACATACATATTGAATCTATCAACAGTACCAATAAAGCCATTTCTTAATGGTGAAACATTATCACCTGTTAAGTATGCTTGTCTTAGTTCTGACTGTTTCAATAGAGTAGCTGCTGCTGGACTAATAATCATAAACCTGTTGTCTTCAGGAATATTATTCTCATCCAATGTTTGACCAGCGTCTAAAATGAAACCAAGAATATTTGATGATGTTAGATTCGATGGGGTTGCATTGATATCTGTTAAAGATGATCCAGCTGCCACATTTGCAAAAACATCTTGCTCGATAGCAATTTTCATGTTTTGAGCTGCATCATTTGCTGCTTCATTCATAAAATCAATATCAGCTTGTTCTCTTAGAATGTCGTCAACTTTAAAAGCGTAGCTTTTAGCCTTGTCGATATTAAGTTCAATAGTACCAGAAGTAACATCAGCATAGGATAGAGATCCTGTGTAGTCTGCAACTGTAACAGCTGGGACTGCTCTAATGTTAACTTTGTTACCTAACCCTGAAATTTCTCCTTCGTACTCGTTAGTTGTTACCTCGGACAACATGGTCTGAGCATAAAACTTAGCTTGTAACTTTTTAGAGAAAACTTCAGGTATAAAGTGTTGCTCACCGCTTGCGAAACTAAAACTTCCGCTTGAAGATGAATATGCCATTTTAAATACCTCTTAAAATAATATAAAAAAGTTTATCTTAAGTAGTAAAATTTATGGTTTGACTCTTCCTTCCGACCAAGCTAAATCAATTTCTTTTTCTAGCTTCTTATACTCTTTATCAGTAAGGTTGCCGATTTCCCGAGCAGTCCATATTTTTTTACTACCACTCACATTTTGTTTCCTGGCTTTGGAGAGTGAAGGTTCAACATTTTGTTTTGCCTTTTCTACCAAGTCCTTTTTAGAAACTTTTTTGGAATCTAAGCCTAGGTCTTCCTTATATCTAGATAAAAGTTCTATGACATCTTTTGCATCTCCTTCGCTAGCTGCTGTTTGCCACATATTAGATTGTCTACCTAACCAGAGTGAAAAATCTTCACTTCCTGATACAGCCTTCCAATCTGGATGGGCTTTAGCAATAGCATCGAAATGCTTTTTATCTGCCTCTTCTTTTTGAGCCTTCAAGACCTCATCTGTAGCCTGTGATACTTTTTGTTCAACAGTTGCGATGCGAGCATCAACATAAGATTGCAGGGGTTTCACTAACTCTGGATAGTCTTTAACTATCTCAGACAGATCCACATCTACTGCTTCTTTCTGTCTCTCAACTTGAGCATCAGTCTTCATTACCTCCATAGCTGTGATTTTATTATTCATCTCAGCTAATTTGGCTTCGAGTTCTTTCTCTCTCTGGGTAGATTTGGTCATCTTCGCCTGAGCGTTTTTATACCTTTCTTCCCACTGTTCGGCAGTTAAGTCTAAACCTTTATCTTCGGATTTAGTCTCTTCTTCCTGAACCTCTTCTATATTCTGATCAGATGTGTCTTCAGTATCCTGAGATTCATCGGGTGAATTTTCATCAACTTCTTCGACCTCTTCGGGTGTGTCCTCTGCTTCCGCCTCTTCGATAGCTAATCCTTTGGCTTCTGGTTCGGATTCCTCCTGAGAATCTTGAACTTGTTTCAACATCTCATCAGCTTCTTTTTCAAGCCTTTCAGCGATTATCTCGCCTTTAGTTTTTTCTCTTTCCATTTTCTCGGTCCTTAATCGGGGTATCGATCAAATTAATTATAAATGTTAGGTGTATCCTTTCGGGTGCCTAACGAGTTGATTACCTTATCAGCAATCTGGTCTAAAGATACTATAAACTTGAGTATCTCGCAACGACCTTGACTATGTTGGTAGTTGTCCGTTATTTCCAACTGGTCCCGCTCCGCCTGGCGTAGGGACTCCATTTCTTGCATTAGGACCGACCACTCCTTCCCCATTTGGGACTTGATTAGCTTCACCGCCTTGCTGGCTGGCAAGGATAGCTTGTTGTAGTGCTTGCTCATCCATCATCTCCTTATCTGTTTTAATTACCTCGTCTGGATCAATATCTAAGGACTTAGCAATATCAGTCAATAGTTTTTCTCTATTAATCATTTGTGCATCCAATGGATTATTAATCAAGGACAAGAACTGTAACAATCTTTGAGACTGTACTTCTTTTTGTATCAGGGCTGTGGATCCTTTTGCAACAATACGCATATCAGATTTAACATTTTCATTTTCATTCCATGTCATATTCCAATCATAAAGTGAGCGTATCATTGGTTTTGTTAGAAAGTCATCAATATTTTTGATAACTGATTTGAGAACAATATTGGCATTACTCATTAAGATTGAGATACCAGTTGCTGTTCTATTAAGTGAACTTTGTGTTTGTCCGTGGGTATAAGAAGGCAACGCAGTCGTTTCATCGGCAAACCTTCTAAATAATTCTATAACAGAAACAAGTGCTGGAGAGTTTGACTGAGGTTGATAGAAACGCACCATAGGCTGATTACCGTCTCCACCCTCTCGCAAGAATACACGCCATGGATACAACTCAGTTGGATCTTCTCCAGATGCCATGATATCAGTATTCACCTCAACCATAGGACCAGAAGATAATGCAACATTATCGAGATAGATTCTTGTCGCAGCGTTCATGGTAGCTTGAGAATCACGCATCAT